AGAACAATATGAAACGGCTAAAATAGCATTAACCGAAAAAACGAATATAGAAATTGCAAAGTTAGACGAAGACGCAAAAAATAAAAAACAAGAATTATTAAACAAACAATTAGACGCAGTTAAAGGCGGTTTAACATCTATTGCAAACATAGCCGAACTATTTGCGGGTAAAAGTAAAGCAAGCCAACGAAGAGCATTTAACGTACAAAAAGCTGCTAATATAGCGAGCGCAACAATAGATACTTACATGAGCGCTCAAAGTGCTTATAAGTCAACTATTGGCGTTCCCGTTGTCGGACCAGTATTAGCTCCTTTAGCGGCAGCGGGAGCAATTGCAGCGGGTTTAATAAATATTAAGAAAATAAAACAATCTCAATTTGAAGGCGGATCAACGCCTCCAGATAGCACTGCTCCAACATCAACAACAGGCGGTGCACCACAAGCGCCACAATTTAATGTTGTTGGAAATAATGGAATGAATCAATTAGCTCAGTTACAACAGCAGCCAGTTCAAGCTTATGTTGTTAGTTCACAAATGACAAGCGCTCAAGCTTTAGAAAGGAATAGAATTACAAATGCAACAATTTAAAAAAACTTTAATTATATATATATGCGGATCATAGAATTAATAATAGACGAACAAGACGATCAAAGCGGAATAGATGCAATAAGTGTTGTTATGTCTCCGGCGATAGAAGAAAATTTTATTCATTTATCAAAACATGAAATAGTTTTAAAAGAAGTTGACGCAGAAAAGCGTATATTAATGGGGCCTGCTTTGGTTCCTAATAAACAAATATACCGTAAAAACGACAAGACAAAAGATGAGTATTATATTTATTTTTCAAAAGAAACAATACGAAAAGCGAGTGAATTGTTTTTAATAAACTCAAATCAAAACAATTCTACTTTAGAACATAGTCAAAAATTAAAAGGCATGTCAGTTGTTGAAAGTTGGATTATCGAAGGCGAAAATGATAAATCTAAAAACTATGGTTTTGATTTACCACAAGGTACTTGGATGATCTCAATGAAAGTAAATAACGACGAAATTTGGAACAAAGTTAAATTAGGCGAGGTTAAAGGATTCTCGATTGAAGGTTATTTTGCGGACAGATACGAAATGAATATTGATCAAGACGAAATTATAGTTGAAAAAATAAAAGAAATAATTTTAGCCGAAGGTCAAACGCATTATACAATCGATGGTAAAATTTACGAAGGCGAAACACATAAAGACGCAAACGGAAAATTAATGACTGGCAAAGTTCACACATCAGATAGTAAATTTTTGTATCACGCAATTTAAATAATAAATAAAAAAAATAACTATATTAAAATTATTATTATATTTGTATATAAATTAAAAACAATTTAAACATGAAAACGACTAAAGAATTAATTATTGCAGATATTACTGCAAAGGTAGAAGCTAAGTTAGCAAAACACGAAGTTCAGTTATCAAATATTGTTGCTTTAGACGAAGCAATTGTTAGGTTTAATAAAAGTTTTGGAAACTATATGAAAGAATTACCAAAACTAAAATCATTAGCAAAAAGCATGGACGCTTATGGCAAAGAATTTGTGTCAGCTTATAGAGACGTTGTCTCTTTAAATAGAGACATAGAAATTGCTTTTAACAATCTAGGGGTAAAACCTTCTTCAAATGAAACTATGAAAAAGGCAGATAAAGTGTTACAAACAGATCCACAATCTTATACAATGCGTTCAGGTTATTTACAAGGGATTAACAGTTTGAATGACTAATTTAATAAATAACTTATGAAAACACCAAGTAAAACAAGCCCAAAAGGTGGTCGACGTGCATGTTTATGTGAAAACAGTACTTATTCAATTAAATGTTGTGATGGCAGTTTACAAGCTCAAGGTATAGGATCAACACAAGGACAAAACAATTCAACTAGTACAAACACAAATAATGAAAGGATTATTGTGAGCGTAAACGGTTAAACGAAAATATAACAAATAAAATAAACCATGAATACACTACAAAACATTTACAACAAGTTATCCGAAAAAACGGAGTTAGAAAAACATAATGTTAATTTATTAAGCGCTATTGAGGAGCTAAAAAAAATGGAGCAGTATATTAAGAAAGAACACGCGTTGCTGGTTAAAAATTCAGCTAAGTATGTTCAAATGAAAGAGGAAACGGGGGTGTTTTACAAAAAGGAAGTAGCAGCAATAGGTTATAATCTTAGACTTTTTATTAAAAATGAAGCTTGGAACGCTCGGGATAAATACTTAGCTAAGTTAAAAGAATTAGGAATTGAAGAAAAAGACAATGATGCGCTTATTGAATTTCGGAATTTACAATTAAAAATTAATGAGGACCTTGATGAAAGATATACCTCTAATTTTTGGTGGATTGGCACAATTAAATAAAAACTTTTAACTGAAAATATAACAAATAAATAAAACTTAAATTATATAATTATGAACACACTACAAAACGTATTTAATAAAATTGCTACTAAAATAGAGTTAGAAAAACACGAAATTGAGTTAGCTAATATTGGGGACTTAGTAAAATTAACCGCTGATGCAAATAATAAATTAAAACAATTTAATGATTATTACGCTCAATTAGACAAATTAGTCGCACCTATAATTAAAAGCGGTCAATTATATGTAGAAGCATTAAACAACTCTAGAGATTTGTATAATGAAATAGCGCCAAAATTTAAAGATATAGGTTTAGATTTTACTATTACGCCAGAAGCAAAAGCTTTTAAAGATTTATCAATAAGAGGAGAAAGAAGTGTTATTGACTCAATGGTTGCGAAAGTTAAAAATTTATAAAATAAACAAATAAAACTATGAACACACTTCAAAATGTATTTAACAAAATTGCTACTAAAACCGAGTTAGAAAAACACGAAGTCGAGTTAGCAAGCATTCAAGATTTGCAAAAATTAAACCAAAATGCATATAAAAATTTAGCTGAGTTTAAAAAACATGAGCAAGATATAAAAGCTATTGCTAAGTTATTAATTAGTTCTGCAGAAAAGTTTAACGATAACACTCGAGACATTAATCTTATGGCAAAAGACTTAAGTAAGCAATTTAAAGAACTAGGTTTAAATTTTTTAGATAATGCAGATGTTAAAGCCGCAACTCAAATATTAAACATGGATTTTGAAGTTGGTCAATATCTTGGTTATGTAAGGCAAATTGTAAAATAAATAAAATAAACAAATAAAATATGAAAACAAGCGTATTAAAACAAATCAAAACTTTACTTGGAATGGAAGTAAAGTTAGAACAAAGAAAAATGGCAGATGGAGTTACCTTAATTGAAGCTGATGCTTTTGAAATGGATAACGAAGTTTTTGTTGTAACCGAAGATGATCAAAAAATACCAGTTCCAGTTGGCGAATATGAAATGGAAGATGGCATGATTATGGTAGTAGTTGAAGAAGGAATTATAGCTGAATACAAAGAAGCTGAAGCAACAGAAGAAGAAGTTGCACCAGAAGAAGCTCCTGTTGAAGAAGAAGTTGCAGCTGAAACAGAAACTAAAACTGCACCAAAGAAAACTATTGAATCAATTGTTAAAGAAACTTTCTTTAGTGAAATTGAAAAACTTAAAACAGAAAATATTGAATTAAAATCGCAAATTGAAAAACTAACCGCAGTTGCTACAAACGACAATGTCGTAGAACTTGCCGAAAATGTTAAACCAATTTCGCACAATCCAGAAAATACAAACCCAATTGAATTTGTTAAATACGCACAAAACAGACCGCGTAATATTATGGATTCAATACTACAAAAAATAAATAAATAATATAAACTAAAAAAAACATTTTTAAAAATGGCAACTACAACATCGATTACAACTACTTATGCTGGCGAATTTGCTGGTAAGTACATAGCTGCGGCTATATTAAGCGCTCCAACATTGGAGCAAGGAGGGATTACTATTGTTCCAAATGTAAAATACAAGCAAGTAATTAAGAAAGTCGCTACAAACGACATTTTGAAAAACGCAACTTGTGATTTTGACGCAACATCAACTATTACTTTAACTGAAAGAATTTTACAACCAGAAGAATTTCAAGTTAATTTACAACTTTGTAAAAAAGATTTTCGTTCTGACTGGGATGCGGTTCAAATGGGTTATTCAGCATTTGATCAATTACCAAAGTCTTTCGCAGACTTTTTAATCGCTCACGTTTCAGCAAAAATAGCTGCTAAAATGGAAACAAACATTTGGAATGGAGCAACTGCTAATGCTGGTGAATTTGACGGATTCAGAGCGTTGATGTTAGCAGATGCAACTGTTTTAGATGTAGTTGGAGCTGTACCAATTACTTCAGCAACTGTTATCGCAGCATTAGGAGATACAGTTGATTTAATTCCTGCTTCACTTTACGGAAACGAAGGTTTAAGGATTTATGCTTCACAAAATGCTGTTAAAAGTTACGTTCGTGCTTTAGGTGGTTTTTCAGTTGCTGCAACATCAAATTCTGGAACAAACGCACAAGGAACACAATGGTATGCAAACGGAAGTTTAACATTTGATGGTATTCCAATTTTTATGGCTAACGGATTGAATGCAGACACAATGATTGCAACTACAATTGATAATCTTTACTTTGCGACTGGTTTATTAAATGACACAAACCTTGTTAAAGTCATTGATATGGCTGACATCGATGGATCACAAAATGTTCGTGTAGTTATGAGAATGACAGGTGTAGTTAATTACGGAATTGGTTCTGATTGCGTTCTTTACACATCATAGAAATTTATTTAGGGGCAGTGAAATAAATGCCCCTTATTATTAATATTTAAAAACAAAAAACATTATGAGTTGTGATATAGCAAACGGTCGATTGGAGCAATGTAAAGATTCAATCTCGGGTTTACAAGCAATATATTTTATCAATTATGGTTCTTTTGATCCAGATCCATCACCAGCTGGTGATGTTACTTACTCATTGACACCAGGTCTTGAAGACTTGATCACTGGTATTTCGGCAGTTGGATTAACTGATATTTATAAATATGAATTAAAAGGTGCTAATGGCTTTGATACAGCTATCCAAACATCTAGAGATAATGGTACAACTTTCTTTGAACAAACATTAACTGTTCAATTTAAAAGACAAGATGCTGTTACCCACAAAAACATTAAAATGTTGGCATACGGAAGGCCACAAATTGTTGTTCGTACAAATGGGAATCAATTCTTTTTAGCTGGATTGTTTAGAGGTATGGATGCATCTGCTGGTACTATTTCAAGTGGTACAGCTCTAGGTGATTTTAATGGTTACGGATTGACTTTTATGGGTCAAGAAGAGACGCCAGCAAATTTCTTAGATTGTACAACTGAAGCAGGATTAGCAACTTTACTTGGTGGCGTAACAATAGTAGACAATTAAAAAGACGTTTTATTGGTTAAAACAAATTAGGGTTGGATTCGTCTGACCCTTTTTTTAAAACAAAAATAAGAAATGTTAATTATATCTATATGATAGTTTTAACTACTAATAATATTACAACTCAAACTTTTAGTTGTACTCCAAGAGTTGGTACAATTACTGACATGTTAATTACAGACGAAAGCGAAAATGTAACTACTAATGTTGCAATTACTACACAAGGCGCTTCAAGTTATTATTATGTTATAGGTGGAGTTTTTAACCTTACTGAAAATCGTTTTTACATGATTGAATTAAAAGATTCAAATGGCAATAGATTGTTTTTAGATAAAGTATTTTGTACTGATCAAGCAATTTCAAGTTTTTCAGTAAATCAAGGACAATATGTTGTCCATAATACAATTAATGAATATATAATTTATGAATAATCTACACGTTTTAGAATTATCTTCTTATCAACAGCCAAGAATACAAGAGTCAAAGAGAGAAAATTGGGTAGAATTTGGCGAAGATAATGATTATTTTCAATTTTTGATAGATAGACATACAAATAGTACGACCAATAGCGCTATAATTAACAATGTTTGTAGATTAGTTTATGGACGTGGTTTAAGCGCGTTAAATGCGTCTAGAAAGCCAAATGAGTACGCTCAAATGATTGCTTTGTTCTCTACAGATTGTATTAGAAAAATGATTGTTGATCGTAAGTTATTAGGACAGTTTACAATTCAAGTACATTACTCAAAAGATAGAAAATCAATTCTAAAAGCTTATCATATACCGGTTAATTTAATACGAGCTGAAAAATGTAATAAAGACGGCGATATTGCTGGTTATTATTATTCAGATAATTGGCAAGATATTCGTAATTTTCCACCGATTAGATATTCAGCATTTGGTTTTTCAAACGACAACGTAGAAATTCTTTTTGTTAAACCTTATTCTGTTGGTTTAAAATATTATGCTTATCCTGACTATCAAGGAGCTGTGCCATATATGGTATTAGAAGAAGAAATTAGCAAATATTTATTAAATGAAGTTCAAAACGGATTCTCAGGAACTAAAGTTGTAAACTTTAATAATGGAACCCCGAGCGACGAACAGCAAGAAATTATTAGCCAAAAAGTTTTAAATAAATTAACCGGATCAAGAGGACAAAAAGTTATAATTGCTTTTAATGATAATTTAGAAGCTAAAACAACCATCGATGATATTCCATTAAACGACGCACCAGAACACTACACTTATTTAAGCGAAGAATGTTTGCGTAAAATAATGTTAGGTCACAATGTTACAAGTCCTTTATTATTTGGAGTTACTTCAGCAAATGGATTTTCAAGCAATGCTGACGAATTAAAAAATAGCGCTATATTATTCGATAATATGGTTATACGACCTTTTCAAGAAGAGTTAATATATGCATTTAATAAGATCTTAGCTTACAATGGAATAAGTTTAAATTTATTTTTCAAAACTTTACAACCTTTAGAATTTACAGACTTAGAAAATGCACAAAGTCAAGATCAAGTAGCAGAAGAAACAGGAGTTGCATTAACAAAACAAAAGAAAAATGACGAAGCTTTAGCGCAAGCATTAATTGATATGGGAGAAGATCCGCATGCAAATTGGGTATTAATAGACGAATTTGATGTTGATTACGATACCGAAGACGAAATAGATGCTGAAATTAAAAACTTAAATAAGCCTAAAAATAGTTTATTAAGTAAGGTTTATAATTTTGTTTCAACTGGAACTGCTAACCCAAGAGCAAAAAGCGAGCAAGACGAATTTGTTGAAGGAATAAAATTTATTACACGTTATAAATATGCAAATCCAATTAGTGAGGATTCACGTTTATTTTGTCAAAAAATGGTTGGAGCTGAAAAGATATATAGAAAAGAAGATATAATTAGAATGGGCACGCAAATAGTTAATCAAGGTTGGGGACCAAAAGGAGCTGATACCTATTCTATATGGTTATATAAAGGCGGAGGAGCTTGTCACCATGTCTGGAAACGACAAACATTTGTAGCCTTTGACGATAAAACGGGAATAGACCCATTAAGCCCAAACGCAAAAACAATTTCGACTGGCAAAGCTGAAAAAGCTGGTTATAGAATAAGAAACCCAAATCTTGTTGCAATGCGACCAATTGACATGCCTAATCAAGGATTTTTACCAACAAATAAACAATAATGGCAGAAGCACTATTAATATCAAGAAACGATCTAGTTAAATTTACTGCTTTAAACGGTAATATTGACACTGACAAATTTATTCAATTTATCAAAATAGCGCAAGATATTCATATACAAAATTATTTAGGAACTGATTTATTAAATAAATTAAAAAACGACATTGTAAATTCTCAATCTGGAATTGGTGAAGTTACGACTGCGACAATTAACGTTGCAGGATCAGGTTACACAACAGCTCTTAATGTAGCTACTACTGGTGGCACAGGAAGTGGTTTAACATTTGATATTGTAGCAGTATTAGGAATCGTTATTTCAGCAACTATTAATAATAATGGCATTGGTTATATTGTAGGGGATTCAGTTACAATAACTGGAGGCAATACAGATTGTGATATAGATATAGATGGAATTGACGAAATTCAAGAACCTTATTTATCATTGCTTAATATATACGTAAAACCAATGTTAATACATTGGGCAATGGTCGAATTTATTCCTTGGTCGGCATATACTTTAGCAAACAAAGGTGTTTATAAACATAATTCTGAAAACTCTATAAACGTAGAAAAAAACGAAGTAGATTTTTTAATAGAAAAAGAACGCATGATTGCGCAAAATTATACAGAGCGTTTTATAAATTTTATTAGTTATAATAATTATTTATTTCCAGAATACAATTCTAATAGTAATGCAGACATGTTTCCAAGTACTCAAAACAATTACACTGGTTGGTATATTTAAAAACTAAAAATGAGAAAAGAAAAAAGTATTTACAAGCCTAAAGAAAAAAACATTATTAAGTTAAAAATATTTTTACAAAAAATAGAAAAAGTAATTAAAAATAAATAATTAATGAAACATTTAAAAAGTATATCTGTTATGTTTTTTATTTCAGCTTATGCTACATCTGTTGCTATGTATTTTGAAGATGCTTTATTTTTAAAATTTGGTGGCGTTGCATTAGCATTATTTTTAACTTATCAATTAGTAGATAAATATCAACAAAGATGAGATTACAACTACTTATATTATTAGCAAATATACGATTATCATTTATGAAATTACTAGCAGTTATTGGATCATTTTTTTTACCTATTTCTGGTATTTTATTTTTAATTGGGTTTTCAATATTAGTTGATACTATAACAGGAATTTGGAAGTCTAAAAAATTAGGGATTCCTATTACATCGAGAAAGCTTTCAGCTATTATTTCAAAATTCTTTTTATATGAACTTGCAGTTATTGGTTTTTATTTAATTGACTATTGGATATTAAATGACATTATTATGACTTTCTTTTCTGTACCGTTAATGTTAACGAAAATTTTAGCTTTAACGCTTGTTTCGATCGAAGTGATGTCTATTAATGAGAATTATATTTTAATTAATAAAATATCAATTTGGGATTCGCTTAAAAACCTTTTTACTAGAGCCAAAGAAATTAAACAAGAAATAAACGAAATAAAATGATAAAGAAATTTTTTGATTATTTAAATTTTCTACAAAGGGAAAAGATAAAAGCAATGATTTATTCTAAAATCTAATTATGTACACAAGGGAACAAATAGAAAAAGCGGTTAAAAGCAAAGGTTACGTTTGGTTCGATAGCGCAAAAGATTACGACGTTAACATAGTTGGCGTAAGAAATTTAAAAAGCGGTAAAAAAGTAACTAACGAATTTGACGATACTTTAACTTTGAGTTATAAAATTAACGGAGTTTGGCAATTTCACGAATGGACGATAACAACCGACGCTGGAAAAAAACCAACTGAAATTTTAAGAAGTTCAAGGGGTGTTGCTCGTTTAGTTCCAAATCAATATAGAGGCGTTTACGCAGTAAGTTTACATAACGGAAAATATGAAGCACTTTGTCAAAGGTTGGGAAATGTTTCCGTATATAGAGACAACAACAAAGACAAAATTCACGACGAAAAAGTAATTGATTCTGGAATGTTTGGAATCAATATACATCGCTCAAGCATTTATAAAGACCCATCAAACGTGGATTACTTTTCCGAAGGATGTCAAGTTTTCAGATACAACGCAAACTTTGTTGAGTTTATGAAAATAATAAACAAGGCTAAAGCGGTATTCGGAAATAAATTTACATATACACTTATTGAACTATGAAAAGGCTCATAGTCTTTTTAAGCGTTCTAACGTTGTTTAGTTGCTCAACTGAAAGGAAAGCACAATACCACTACAAAAAAGCGCTTAAACATGGCTTAAAATTAATTCAAGATAGCGATACAATACAAATTGCAACTATTGATTCGGTTGCTTATTATATAAATGACACGATTGTATATGAAAAAATTCTTCGATTTACAGATTCTGTTATTTTTTTTAAAAATGTGTATGTCCCAAAAACAAAATGGCAAACACGAATTGAATATCGTTACAAAACAAAAGTTTTAAAGCAAGACGTTTTAAAATATAAGTATATCTACAAAGACGCTAAAGAAAAACGTAAAGAGGTACAGATAACTAAGTCCAAAACTAATTGGATGCTGTTACTATGGGGCTTTCTTGCAGGAGTAATTTTGTCTTTCGTCACTAGACTAATAATCAAAATATATTTATGATCAAACATTGTAAAAACCTGCATGAGCTTACCATTGATAAGTCTTACGCACAGATTGCTATGCTATCAGATCTACACTGGGATAATCCTCACTGTGATAGAGAGATGGTTAAAAGACATTTAGATTATTGCTTGGCTGAAAATATTCCTGTTATGATAAACGGCGACTTTTTTTGTCTTATGCAAGGTCGTGGTGATAATAGACGTAATAAATCAGACATCAGACCTGAGCATAACAATGCAAATTATTTAGATTCTATAATAGAAACAGCAGTAGAATGGTTTTTACCTTATGCTAATATTTTAAAACTTATTGGATATGGCAATCATGAGACATCTATAATCAAATTTCAAGAAACTGATATACTTCAGCGATTTGTAGATTTACTTAACTATAAAAGTGGTGCAAATATACAAACAGGTGGATATGGTGGATGGTTAGTTATTAGGCAAAACTCAGGATGGGGAACTAATTACACAACTAAAATAAAATACTTCCATGGATCAGGTGGTGGTGGTATTGTCACAAAAGGTGCAATAAATTTAACAAGGGCTTTAGAGCTTTATGAAGGCTTTGAAGTGTTTACAATGGGCCACATCCATGAGAATAGCTGCAGAAATGATGTAAGAGATACAATTGAAAGGAACCCTAAGTCAGGTTATGCCTTAAAACAAAAGCACCTACATTTAATGCTTACAGGAACATATAAAGAAGAATACGGAGATGGCTCCCAAGGGTGGCACGTAGAGAGAGGAGCTCCCATTAAGCCATTAGGTGGCAGGATATTAACTATAAAAATAGTTAGGAGTACTACAGGAGAAAGATTAGTCACAAAATATATTGATTCTCATAAATTTAATTTATAGAACAAACAAGATTCTATATATATTCTAAAAAAATTTCGCGTTTATTATCATTAACATTTTAACTATTGTTAACTATTAACTATTGATTGTTAATAACTATTGTTAAATGGTTTTTTTTAGTGTTAAAAAAGTATTTACATTTGTATATAATATTTATTTAATTTAAAAACTATGAACGAAGATCAAACAGCAGTTGAATGGCTTAACAATCAATTAAAAGACAATCTTGGAAAGATTATTATTAATCAAGATTGGAACTTATATGAAGACCTTATTGCTCAAGCTTTGAAATACGAAGACGAGCAAACCGACAAGGCGCGAACAAGTGGATATGATTTTGCTAAAAATTTTAACAAATGAATTTAGAAGATTTACAAATTGATCAAAACGTCGCAACTTTATATTATGAAATTGACGGCGTTGAATTTATCATGAATTTTGATTGGACATTTTACGATGCAGACCCGAAAACTTACGATTGCAAAATTGATGTATATTGTACGGATGCAGAACAATGGATTAACGGGGTTAGGCATTCGTATTTTCCAAGCGTAGACGAAATGAAAGCAATTAAAACGGCTATTGAAGACGTTGTTTTAGAATCGCCAGTTGATTGGGGGTTGGTTGAACATTTAGAAATGGAATTAGATTTTTATAACGAACTTAAAAACGAAAACTAAAATGGAAAATGAATTTACACAAACAACCTTTTCATTAAAACGAAAAATGAATTGGTGGAGAGAACAAAGCGTTGAAGGCGACAAAGGTGGGAGCTTTAACCTTGAACTTTACTTAGACTATTTAGACAATCAAGATTTTAACGAAGAAACAATAACTAAAACAAAAGACAAATGAAGAGATATAAAATTACATTTAACTATTTCGAAGGCGGTATAAAACTAATTGGAATAAAAATTTTAGAAGCTTACGACAAGGAACACGCTTTACAATTAATGGCTATGTGGCCTAAACTAATACTAAAAGTAGAAACGTTATGATTGATAGAATAAAAGAAATAATAGAAAAAGAAAATTTAAAACAAAAAACTAAAAAGCCTAACAAGGTTCATCGTCGATGGTTTTTATTTAAATTATTAAGGAAAAACAATGTGACATATAAAGGCATTGCAGAAATGTTTAATATGAATCATGCTACTATTATATATGGCATGCAACAAGTCGAAAAATTTGAAAAACAAAAAGACGAAATATATTTATTAGACACTAAAGATCTTAATATTGAATTTAATAATGTTGAAATAATTTTAAAAGAACGAGATTTGTTTGAAGACATATTAAACTGTAATAATTTACAAGCATTAACAAAAATAAAATGTAGAATTGACAATGGTATTTACAAACAAAACAAAAATTTATGAATATTTTAGAAAAAGCAAATGAAATAATTAATTTGCGAGTAGAAGAAAAAGAAAGAATGTATGGTCCATTTGAAGAAGGAATGGAAAGAGCAGCTAAAATTGCTTCTGGATGTACTGGCAAGGAATTTACAACTAGTGATATGTATATATGTCTCGTAGCGCTAAAATTATCTAGGCAATCTTACAATCATAAAGAGGATAACTTATTGGATGCAGTTGCTTATTTAGCAAGTTTAAATAACTATAATAACAATAAAAAATGCAAAATATGAAAATTTTATTTACAGGAAGTACAGCTAAGCAAACAGACGATTTAGCTTGGCAAAGAGCAAGGGTTAAAAGAATAGACGATAGTTCTATTATATGCAACTCTTTAAGAAAACAAGGTTACACAGTTGATCGTAAAAAAATTAAATGGGGAGAAGATCTATCTGAATACGATTTAGCAATAGTTGGAATGGGATGTTTCGGAAGTAATAATTATTCTGGTGATATCTTTAATTCTATTTATGCTTTACAACAAATACCTAATTCTTTAGTATTTTACGAAGATTGGAAAATTGAATCAAATATGAGTTCATTTAATGGAATGTTAAAAAAAGGAATTTTAGAAAAAGCAATAGCCAAAAAATGGAGCAATGGAGATTATTTTTATGGAGGAGTTAATAACCCTAATTTTGATATTGAAGCTTGTAAACAAGTATTGTTAAACTTAAGCAATGGATTTTATGACGCTTTAATACCAGCATTTGATTGGGGAAACAAAGAAATAGTACGAAAAATAATAAAGTCAAAAAATATATATAATTTAGACCTTACACCTTATGTTATTGAGAATTGGGAAATTAATATTAAACCAGAACCTCAAGAAAAGAAAAAGGAATACATGTTAGCTTCGCTTGTTGACCATAGTAGATGGGTAAAGAAAAGTGGAGTTAGATGGAAAGTTATTTATTATGGAGCCAAATCAATTAAAGACTCTATAAAATTAGATTCTGAAACTGATGTATATAATGAATGTGGAAAATATTGGGGAATTCTTTGCCCAGAATATCCTCACTCAGGAAGTGGATGGTTTAGAATTAGGTATATTTACTCAGCTTTACAACGTTCTATTATTTATGCTTCTTTAAATGATTTAATGGCTTTAGGAATAACTTGGAAAAGATTAGAAAACCTTTCGGATGATGAATTAATGGAATATGCTAATGAACAAAGAAAAGCTATTTTTGCACATTCTTGGAATAAAGAAAAGTTTGATAACGAGATAATTAGAATTGTAAATTTAAAAAATAAAAAATGAAATTAGTTAAAGACAACTTTTATGATTTTAAGTTTATTGGCAAAACATTAAAAGGTAAATTTGTAGAAAAAAAAATATTATGGGATGGTGAAATACTATACAAATTCACTGATGGAAAATTAATTTACTCAATTAAAAAAGAAAATATATGTGGCAATTCAAAACAGTAACAGAAGCTTTTGAATATTACTATTTAAAAATTGATAGTCAAAGCAAACAAGAAAATGGAACTAAAGCCCTTTACAATCAAATGTTTACTATAACAGACACTTCAAAAAAAATAGTAACATCTAAATTTAGAAATTTTAAACTTAGTTATGCAGAAAAAGAATGGGAATGGTATTTAAGCAAAGATAGAAGTGCTGTAGAAATAGCAAAAATAGCTAAAATATGGTACAATCACATGGATGAAAGAGGATATGTAAATTCTAATTATGGATGGCAATGGAGCAGAAATGAACAATTAAAATATGTAATTAATGAACTTAAGAGAGATAAATATAGTAGACGTGCATTAATATCTATCTATGATGGAAAAGAACATAAGGAATACTCTAGAGATACTCCTTGCACACTATCTATTCAGTTTTATTTTACACCTGACTCAGACAAGTTACACATGACTGTATTAATGAGATCTAATGACTTATGGTTTGGATTTTGTAATGATGCTTATGCTTTTCTTATGTTGCATAACTTAGTTTGTAAAGCTTTAAAAGTAAAGCAAGGATTTTACACTCATTATGCCGCTAATTTACATTTATACGAAAAACATTTTAATAAATGTATATAGATTAAAATAAATAATTATATTTGCATATAAATAAACCAATAAAATAAAAATTATGAAACTAAAAAATGAATTTGAACCAATAAGAAATTGGGCTTCTGAAAGAGGAATTTACGAAAAAGGCGATGCTAAAACTCAATGTATTAAATTATTTGAGGAAGTAGGAGAGTTATCTAAAGCTATTCTTAATAATGACAAAGACGAAATGATAGACGCTATTGGTGATATAGTAGTAGTTTTAACTAACCTAACAGAGTTGTTACCTCTTTATAAGGAAGGAGAGGACGGTTATGGCGATATTGAAAATATTACGATTGAAGATTGTATTAATTCTGCTTATAAAGTAATAGCCGAAAGAAAAGGTAAAATGGTTGATGGTACATTTATTAAAGAGAAATTATGAGGACATATTTATCAAGAATAAAAATACCACCAGAAATAGCAAAAGAGTCTACTGGTTTTATAGGTGAAAAAATATTTGAATTATGGTTTACGCTTAATTACCAAGGAGAAAAAATATTTAAACAATTAGCAGATAGAGAATACCAACAAATTGATTTTGCTGATGAAAAAGGTTATAAGTATCAAGTTAAAGCTACTAAATACCGTTCATATACATTTAATTGTTGTTTAGAAGACCTTAGCGATCATTTAAATAGTGACTATTATGTTTTTATACAAATAAAGGATAAACACGCTTACATTGAATCTATTTACAATAAAAGCGAAGTGTTAAATAAAGTTAGCGTTTCATTTAAGGATCAAAATACTTGTTTTATGTGGGCTAATGATTTGCTTCAACAAAAATTAGAAATATGAGTGGTTGGATTAAATTACATAGGCAAATTTTGGAATGGGAATGGTTCTCTGATATAAATACTTTTAGACTTTTTTTATATATTATTCTTAAAGCAAACCATAAGGAAAAAAAGTATAGAGGAATGGACTTAAAAGTTGGTACAATTATAACTTCAAGAGATATTTTAGCAATAGAAACTGGACTTAGCGTTAGACAAATTAGGACCGCTTTAGACAAGCTAAAAATGACCAATGAATTGACCATTAAAACAAGTACGCAAGGTACTGTAATTGAAGTAGTTAACTATAAAAAGTATCAACTAACTGTTAGCGAAGTGGCCAACGAAAGACCAATGAATGACCAGCAAGTGACCAGTAACAAGAAAGATAATAAAGAAAATAATAATATTTATAGAAGCTTTGATCATTTATCTTTAACAAATGATGAGTTTGAAAAGTTGCTTTTATTAAATTCAAAACAACAAATTAATGAGGTATTAGATAAAATTGAAAATTATAAAAGCAATAAAAATTATAAATCTTTATACTTAACTGCTAAAAATTGGCTTAAACAATATGAAGTAGCTGAATTTGATAAAGTTGGAGATGATCTTTATAACAATGTAATGTCGCAAATAAATAAATTAAATAAAAAATGATACAGAAAAAAGGAAGTTTTATTGATTATTTAATAGATTATCGAAATGGTAAAATAAAGCAAGGATTAGGCATAGGATGTCCTTTAGATATTTATTTAAGATTTAAGACTAAACAATTAAACATAATTTTAGGACACGATAACGTTGGTAAAACTTATTGGATAACTTGGTACTTTTTAACATTAGCTATTAAGCAAAATTTAAAGTTTATTATTTGGAGTGGTGAGAATCAAAGTGGACAATTAATGAGAGACATGGTTCAAATTTATTCTGGTAAACCTTTTAAAGAATTAACCAATAATCAAATACATAGTTATTCTGCTTATTTAGAGCAATTTTTTGATTTTATTGACAACGTAAAGTTATATAAACCAATAGAACTATTAGAAATTTTTAGAAACTCATCTGCAGACGCTTGTTTAATAGATCCTTTTACTGGATTAGATAGAGATATGAATTATGAAGGAAATTATAAATTTTTAAATATGGCACGGCAATTTGTAAACGAAACGGGAAAAACAATCTACATAAATACACATCCAACAAGCGAAAGTGGTAGAAATGGAAATTTGTATCCAGATCAACATCATTGGAAAGGACATTTAAGACCTCCATTAAAAGATTACATTGAAGGTGGTAAAGCGTTTCTAAATAGATGTGATGATATGTTTGTTATTCATCGACTTATAAAGCATAACGAAATGAAGTATTTTACAATGATAAATGTTGAAAAAATAAAAGATATGGATACTGGTGGCAAACATACTGAATTGGAAATGCCTATTTTATGTGAATTTAATCGTGGATTAGGTTTTGTTATAGATAGTGTAGATCCTTTAAAAGATGTAAGACCAAAAAATGTAAATATAACAAGCAAAGCAATTAACTTAGACATTTGGGACGAATTAAACACAAAAGCAAAACAATAAAAATGGAAATTAAACTATTAAGCGCAACTGCTATTTTACGCAAAACTTTATTAAAGTTAAAAATAAGTCGTGAGGAAATACAAGAAAAAAACGGACATAGAACGGACTTAATAAATTCAATGATTGAAACTGAAAACGAACTTTCGGAAGTATTAAACACTTTTTTAGTTCTGGAGAAACAAGCTCGTATTTTTTCGTCAAGTTCAAGCAGATTAGAACAATTAAATTTGGATTTAAAATTTAAAATTAAGGATTTAGAAAACGAAATTAAAGCAAATAATTTTTAATATGAAAAAATGTAAAAACTGTAAGGGAGAGTTTGTACCAATAAATTTTAATCAAAAGTATTGCTTTTCAACAGAATGCTTAAAAATATGGATTACAATAGCTAAAGATAAAGAATGGAATAAAACAAAGTTTAAATTAAAAAATAGCTTAAAGACTAATCAACAATTAATGAAATTAGCACAAGTTCATTTTAATAAATTTATAAGATTTAGAGATAAAGGAGAGAATTGCATTTCTTGTAATAAAGAAGCTAAAAAAGAAAACGCTGGGCATTATTATAGTCAAGGCGGTCATTCAGCAGTAAGATTTAACGAGGATAATGTTCATTTGCAGTGCGAACATTGCAACACTTATTTATCTGGCAATTTACTTAACTATCAAATTGGAATACAAAAGCGAATAGGTGGAGAACGATTAATTGAGTTACAATCTAAAGCGCATTTAGAAAAGAAATGGAGTAAGGATGAATTAAATGAAATTATAAAAATTTATAAAAATAAAGTAAAAAATGTTATTTATTAAGATATTTTGTTTATATTTGCATATAATTAAAAACAAAGAATATGAAAGCAACAATTGAACAACTTGAAATGATTGAAAAATTAAGATACAATTTTTGTATTAATGTAATGGATTATGGTTTTTATTCAGACGGAACAATAAGCGTTCGTTGTAATGATAATGACAAAGATATGTACCAAATACATTTAGATAAATTAGGCAAATATATAAACATAAAATATAATAAATAATTACTAACCAATAAAACCAATAAAAATGAAACACTTATTTAAAAGTTTAGCGGAATTTCAACAAGAAGTTCCAACTATTCACAAAGCGACGCAAGGTTATGGCTACACCTACGCAGATTTACCAAAAATCTTTGAAGTAATAAACCCGCTACTAAAAAAGCACGGCTTAGGGTTTACACAATTGATTCACGGCACGGACTTAATAACAATTATTTTTCACGTTGAAAGCGGTGAAACTTTAGAAAGTAAAACGTCTATTCCTCAAAACGTAGCATTAAAGGGAATGAATGATTTTCAAGTTTTGGGTTCGGCAATTACTTATTTAAGGCGTTATGCTTTGTCAAGTGCTTTAGGATTAGTTACGGACAAAGACACCGACGCTGGAGGAGAACAAACAAAAAAAGAAGAAAAAAAGCCATTAATTGATAATAAACGTTTTGAAAAAGCTTTACAAGCTATAGTTGATGGAGGTTATAGTATTGAAGAATTAAAATTGAATTTTAATTTAACTGATTTACAATTAAAAGCTATTGAATTATGAATGATATTATAAAAATTAGATGTTCTGCTATTGGTAGAATAATGACGAGTTCTAAAACAAAAGGAGAACAATTATCAAAAACTACAAAAAGTTACATACAAGAATTAGCTTTGGAAAATAAATATGGTGTTTTAAAGGAGTTTAGTTCTAAATACACAGATAAAGGTAATGAAGTAGAAAATGAATCTATAGCGCTTACGATGGATGTTTTAAATTTAGGATTTATTTATAAAAATGAAGATCATTATAGTAATGAATGGATAAAAGGTACTCCAGATGTATGCAATGATGAAGTATTGTTAGATGTTAAAAGCAGTTGGGATGCTACAACGTTTCCATTTTTTGCCAATGATGTGCCAAATAAAGATTACTATTATCAATTACAAGGTTATATGTGGCTAACGGATAAACAAACTTCATTGCTATGTTATTGTTTAATAAATACACCATTACAAATAGTTGAAGATGAGGTTAGAAGAGAACATTGGAAACAATATGCTATAGACGAAAGAAAAGAAATAAGAGATTTTGTTGAAGCAAAACATAATTTTAATCATATACCAAAAGAAAAAAAGGTAAAGGTATTTGAAATAGAAAGAGACGAAGACACAATAAATGAAATTAAAGAAAAGGTAAAATTGTGTAGAGAATATTATAACCAAATAATAGAAATAATATAAATTAAATAGTAATTAATTAAAAACAAATAAAAATGAAAGTAACAGGCAAGATCCACTTTGTTGGAGAAATTAGAACAGTAAGTGACAAGTTTAAATCAAAGGATATCGTTTTATTGACAGACGAAACATATCCACAGTACATAACAATTCAGTTAACACAAGGCAAAACTGAATTAATAAGCCAAAACAACATAGGCGAACAAGTAGAAGTTAGTATTAATTTACGAGGTCGTAAATGGGAAAGTCCAACAGGAGAAATTAAGTATTTCAATACTATCGAAGGTTGGCAAATTAACGTTGCTGCTAATGAAACTTTTAACGCTGAAAAATTCGCGAATAAAGAAGCGGACAAAATGTTTAGAAAAGATATTGTTCAAGAATTAGAAGACGAACAAGACGATTTACCTTTTTGATATGAAAGCAACATAAATTTAGAAACATGTATATAGACGATAACAATTTACGTTCTCATTTAATAAAACTATTGAAAACAAAAACACGCAATCAAATTGTAAAAGAAATTCATAATCATGGATTAAAAATGCATCAATATAGCATAGACAAATTTTTACAAGGAAAACCTGTCAGTTTAGAAACGGTAAAAAAGATTGATAACTACGTTTATCGAAATGATAAACTCCCTTATAATTATTAAGTGTGGTTTTTATTAACAATAAATTGTTTAAAAAATAATCAATTGTTTGATTAAAATTTAATTATATATTTACAAAGTGGAATGGATAAATAAAGTAGTAAAACATCATAAAGAATGGGTTAAGATAGTTAACTCGTTTGGCGAATATTTCTTTGCTGAAGATATAGTGCAGGAAACTTATTTAATGCTTTTAAAATGGAGCAGCGAAGAAAAACTATTTACCAAAGGAAACTTAAATAAAGGTTATGTTTGGCTTGCGCTTAAAAATACTTTTTTAATGAGTATAAGAAACGAAAACAAAATTCAAAAGGTTAATATTGAAAGCATAGTAATGCTTCAACAGGAACAAAATAATGAATTAAAACATGAATCGTATTCAAGGTTGCTTACTATATTAGATGACGAAGTTTCTAATTGGCATTGGTATGATCAAAAACTATTTAAACTATATAAGGACAGTGATTTGTCAATGCGCGAAATAAGTAAAGAAACAAATATATCGGTTACATCTATATTTAATACTATTAAAAATTGCAAAACTAGAATAAACGAATCAGTAGGAGAAACTTACGAAGATTATATAAATGAAGATTATGAACTAATAAAATGAAAATAGAAAAAAGTATTTTAAAGGAAATGATTTTATTTACTAAATTTAATTCTAAACAATTAAAGCAACTTAATTTTAAGTTTTGGTTGTCTTGTGAATATAAAGAATTTCCAAAAACATTTTTAGGATTAAAAATAATTAAAACAAACATACTAAAAGACGAAACAATATTATTAGGAACGGAAGAACAATTTATTAAATATAACTTATAATTATGGCAAAGAAAAAACTAACTAAAATTGACATTGAAGAAAACACAATTATCGAACCTACTGGATTAGGCGACACTATCGAAATTGTTTTAGAAAAAACGGGAATCGCAAAAGTAGCTAAATGGTTATTAGGCGAAGATTGTGGTTGCGATAAACGAAAGGAAAAACTTAATAAATTATTTTCTTATCATAGACCAAAATGTCTAACAGAAGAAGAATTTAATTATTTAAACGAAAGTAATGTTTTAGATCAAGGAACTTTTAAACCAAGTGAACAAATAGATGTGCTAAATATTTATAATAGAGTATTTAGCCAAAACAAAAAACCAGGATCATGTGCTAGTTGTTTTCGCGAAGTAGTCAATAGCTTAAATTTAGTAATAAAAGAATATAAAGAAGAAAAAGATGTCTAAAGTAGGAAGACCAAGAAACGTAGAAACACCTGATGAAATGTACGTATTATTTAATTTATACAAAACATTTATATATGAGAACCCAAGAAATAAGTACATCATAAATCAACGCACAGGCGAATTAATGATAGAACCACTAAGAGTGCCTTTAACCTTAGAAGGTTTTGAAGTATTTATTTATAAAAAATTTGGTTATTATATTGAACAATATTTTAAGAATATAAATAAAGCTTATGATGAATTTTTACCTATCTGTACGCACATACGCAAAGAGATCAGACAAGATCAAATTGAAGGTGGCATGGTTGGTCAATACAATCCATCAATTACACAGCGCTTAAACAATCTTGCTGAAAGAACTGAAACAACACACATAGAACAACCTTTATTTCCAGATGTTAGTACGGACGACAGCGATTAATAAAATATTAGCTTTAAAAAAGCGAGTTAAAATAATTCAAGGCGGAACATCTGCTGGAAAAACTTTTGGCATACTTCCTATATTAATAGATAAAGCAACTAAAACATCTAACTTAGAAATAAGTGTTGTATCTGAATCAATACCGCATTTAAGAAGAGGAGCTTTAAAAGATTTTTTAAAAGTAATGAGATGGAGCAATAGATATATTGATGATTCTTTCAATAAGTCTTTCCTTAAATATCAATTTTCTAATGGTAGTTATATAGAATTTTTTAGTGCAGATGATCCAAGCAAATTAAGAGGGGCAAGGCGTGACATTTTATACATTAATGAGTGCAACAACATTGAGTTTGAAGCATACAACGAACTATCAATTAGAACAAAGAAAGAAGTGTATTTAGATTTTAATCCTGCAAATGAGTTTTGGGTACACACTGAACTAAAAAACGAAGATGATACTGATTTTGTAATATTAACTTATAAAGACAACGAAGCACTTGATCAACGAATAATTAATGAAATAGAAAAGAATCGCTCTAAAGCAACTACAAGTAGTTATTGGGCTAACTGGTGGCGAGTCTATGGATTAGGAGAAGTAGGAATGCTAGAAGGTGTTGTGTTTACAAATTGGAAAATTATTAATAACATACCTAATGAAGCAAAGCTAATTGGTTATGGATTAGATTTTGGTTTTACTAATGATCCAACTGCGATAATAGAAATATATAATTACAATGATCAAAGAATAGTAAACGAAATTTGTTTTCAAACAGGATTAGTTAATACTGAAATAGCAAAGAAGCTTCAAAAAAACGTAATAGCTTATGCTGATAGTAGTGAGCCAAAATCAATAGAAGAAATAAGAAGAACTGGACAACAAATTAAAGGTGTTACAAAAGGCAAAGACTCAATAAATTTTGGCATACAAATTATGCAATCACAAAAATACTTGGTCACATCAAATAGTACTAATTTAATAAAAGAATTAAGAGCATATTGTTGGGATAAAGATAAAACAGGAAAGCAATTAAATAAACCAATAGACAATTATAATCATGCTATTGATGCTTTACGTTACCACGAAATGGAATCGTTAGGCAAAAGTTCTAACTTTGGTAAGTACTCAATTAAATGACACAAGAAATTACATTAGAAGAAATGACAGCAGTAGTAGAAGATTATATCTATGAACGTAAAGGAAAACGAGTTAAAATAGTATTTAATAATTTAATGATGTTTCACAGGCATTTTCAATTACTATCAAGAGCATACGATATAGCATTAGCATATAACATTAAACAAAAATCTTAATTATAATAATATGAAGTTAGAATTAAATGTGCCAACTACTTTAAATGATATTACTTTATCTAAATATCAAGAATTTTTAAAGACTAAAATAGGCACAAATGACGACACTATGTTAGCGGAAAAAATGATTCAAATTTTTTGTGACGTTAAACTTAAAGAAATAGTTAACATAAAACTTACAGACGTTCAAAAATTAGTTTTACACTTTAATGAGTTATTTTCAACAACACCAAAATTTAAACAAACATTTAAAATAAAAGATATTGAATTTGGATTTATTACAGATCTTGAAAATATAAGTTTTGGTGAATACGTAGATCTTGAAGAAAACTTAAAAAGTTGGGAGACTTATCATAAAGCAATGGCAGTAATGTATAGGCCAATTAAGCTAAAATACAAAAACACTTACGAATTATATGAATACACAGGAACAAGTGAATATTCAGATATAATGAAGTTTGCGCCACTTGATGTTGTATTAAGCTCTTCAGTTTTTTTTTGGAATTTAGGAAACGAATTACTACAAGTTACACTATCTTATTTGGAGAAGGAAATAAAGAAGAATCCGAAAATCACGGAAACTTTAGCGAAGCAACACAATTTTCCAAACAATGGGGATGGTATCAGTCAATATATGCACTCGCTCAAGGCGATGTCACAAAATTTGACGATGTTACCAGAATGGGACTACTTAAATGTTTAACATATTTAACATTTGAAAAACAAAAGAACGAAATAGAACAAAGACAACTTAAAAAGTATTTAAAATGAATGGATTTTACACAGCGATAGACAAACTTAAAGCGCACTTTGACGCAGACGCATTGGTTAATTCAGTAAGCGAAGGAGACATTTTCCAAGTTGATTTAGCTAAACAAACTATTTTTCCACTTGTTCATATAATGGTCAATTCGTGTACATTTGAAGTAAACGTTTTGCGCTTTAATATTTCTTTAATTGCAATGGACATAGTTGATATTTCAAAGAACGAAAATACAGATGTTTATTTAGGCAATGACAATACGCAAGACGCTTTAAATTCAACATTAGCAATATTAAACCGAGCATACGACATTATGTTGCATGGATCTTTAGCTTATGATTTATACCAAATAGATGGCAATCCAACTTGTGAGCCTTTTACAGAACGATTTGAAAATCTTTTATCTGGTTGGACAATGACTTTTAGTGTATTAATTGCAAATGACATGACAATTTGTTAATATGGATAAAAGCGAACAATTAAAATCATTAGAAAAATTTAGAGATTATGTTATTCAACAAGCAAGAACAAAATTAACACAGCTTAAAAAAAATAATACAAAAACTTTATATGAATCAATAAATGCTGAAACAAAAGTAATGCCTAATTCCATACGTGTTTATTTTAACATGTCAGATTATGGATTTTTTCAAGATCAAGGAGTAAAAGGAGTTGGCGGTACAAGATCAACAACAAGTAAATTTAAAAGTACTAATAACAAAGGGAAAATGTGGAGACAAAAAGCTCCAAATAGTCCGTTTAGTTTTAAAGAAGGTGTAAAACCAAGCGTAAAACATTTTAAAGAATGGAGTGCAAAAAAAGGTTTAAATGCATACGCAGTTCGTGAAAGTGTATATAGACAAGGAATAGCGCCAAGTTTATTTTTTACTACGCCATTTGAAAAAGCATTTAAGAATTTACCAGATGATTTAATAAAAGCTTATGGCTTAGAAGCCGAAGAAACATTTGACACAATAATGAAAGAAAACTTTAAAAATAATTAAAAATGGCATTACCTTCTCAAGATCACATATTTGTTCGAAGTCCGTTTATTATCGAAGTTGATGATCCAACACAAACTGGTTCAAAAGTTGAAATATTTATTTACAAGGCGAACGCCTTACCACCCGCAACACCGACTTACACGTTAAGCAAATTAATTCCAGCTTCAAACAACACGGTTACGCTTTACAATTTAAGCCCGTATATAAGGGAAAACATAACGCATCCAACAAGTCCAGATAATGCAAGCACAAATTTGCAATTAACGCCTTACGAAGAATATACTTTAGTTGATGTTTATACTTACAATCTAATTGGCGGTAATTACGTAGCGCAATTTAACGCAACTTACCGAGCGTTTGACGGCTTCGGTTATTATGAAACGGGAATTAACCCCGACTATTCTTTTGGACAAGCGGTTGTTTTAGCAGAGCAAATGCATTACAATTATTATTATGATCCTGCATACCCGACAACTGCTGAAAGTTTAGCGGGAACAATTACGGCTTACTTACCCGTTAATTTTATTGTTGAATATACGGGGTTACAAACTGGAACAATATTTACTTATTCAGCGACAAGCTCAAGGGTATTTGATTTTTTTAGAGTTCCGCCATCAATGATTTCTGAAGGTGCAAAAGTTAAATTTTCAACCGCTCCAACACCTTTTGCGATTACTTTTTGGACTGGATATTTTAGACCCGTTGAAGAATGTAAATACGAACCAATAGTTTTGGACTTTATAAATAAATACGGAGGTTGGCAACGCGAAACTTTTTTTAAAGCAAGTTATGAAAATTTAGAAGTTCAATCGACTCCTTATAATTTTATGATGACTATAGACGCTTTAACGTACGATGTTAAAGAAGGACAAAAACAAATATTTAATAATAATGGAAGTATAAAAATAAAAGTTAATTCTGGTTGGGTTGACGAAAAATTTTCAGAGAACTTACAACAACTTTTATTAAGCGAGCGAGTATTATGGATAAAAGACAATACAAAATTACCTATTAGAATAAATACAAAAAGTATTAACAAAGAAAAGAATATAAATAATAAAAAGATAAATTATTCTTTAGATTTTGAAATGGCGTTTGATGTAATAAATAATGTAATTTAATGAAAAGGGAAGTAAGGGTATTTATTGAAGGGCAACAAATAGATTTATTCAACGACGAAACAATTGAAGTAAATTCAAGCGTTCAAAACATTGCGGATATTTCTAAAACAAGTACGGACTTTTCCCAAGCGTTTACAATTCCCGCAACAACACGAAACAACGCAATATTCCAACACTTTTATCAATCGGACGTTGACGGCACTTATAATTTTCAAGAACGAAAAGACGGATATATTGAAATAGATATGACAACGTTTAGACGTGGACGGATTCAGTTAGAAAAGTCAAACGTAAAGAACGGGCAAGTTGAGAATTACACGATTGCTTTTTACGGCGAATTAACGAGCTTAAAAGATTTATTTGGCGAAGACAAACTAAGCGATATAGATTACCCCGGCTATGAACAATCAGTTGACTTAGCACAAATTAAAGCGGTAATTGAAGGTCTTGTTTCTTTTGGGGACATAGCTTACCCGTTAATAAGTTCCGCAGAATTTTGGCAATACAATACACAAGGCGCAAACGGAACAACTCCGTCTTGGTTTGTCCCAACTCCCGCAAGTCAAATAGACACACCAGCGGGAGCAATTGACACAAGCGAATTATTTCCCGCATTAAGATTAAGCGCAATTATTTCATTAATAGAATTGCATTATGGAATAACTTTTAATAGTAATTTCTTTTCTACGGACAATTTTAGGAGGGCTTATTTGTGGTATAAAAACAGAAATGTATTTGTTACGATGTCAACACCGCAAACCTTAGACATTACGGGTTTTTTAGGGCAAACGGGAACTTTTCCAAATGCAGTTCCTATGCAAAATTTTGTTGATTTAGGAAACAATACTATTTTAATTCAAGCAACCTCAAACGCTGGAAATGGAGGGGGACTTACGGTAAAATTAGCGCTAACGTCTCCGCCAACTTTAATTGATTATTTTGTTGACGTTTATTGTAATGGTAATTTAATACAATCAATAGAAGGAGACGGGAATGGATTTCAATTTAGTATTGTAAATGAACCCGACGTTTTAGGGTTAAACAATACGTATTTTTTCCAAGTTAGAGCTCAAAGCGCAATTATATTAGATTTTGATTTTTATTTTTATTACTATTCAACTTTTAATCTTACTATACAATCAACTGCAACTTTTAGCATAGGTACACAAGTTCACACCGCAACAACTAATTTAAAAAGAAACGCTCCCGACTTAAAAATTTCAGATTTCTTTTCGGGGTTGCTAAAAGAATTTAATTTAACGGTTACTGGTACGGACACACCCAACACTTTTTTAGTTGAGACTTTAAATTATTGGTATGCTTCGGGAAATGTTTTTGACATAACAACGTTCACGGATTCAACAAGCATAGATATTGAACGTGTAAAACTTTACAAGAAAATTTCTTTTAGGTATCAACCGAGCGAAAGCATTACGAATAAATATTATTTACAAACTGGTTTAAAAGAATACGGAAACACGGAGCAATCTTACCCATATGATGGTGGCGAATTAAATATTGACGTTCCATTTGAAAACTTAATGTTTAGTAAATACACGGGAACAAATTTACAAGTTGGTTTTGCTATTAATAGCGCTTTAGCTCCGTACATACCAAAACCTTGTATTTTATATTATGGACAAGATGTCGTTGCAACAAATCCAATTTATATAAAAGACTCAACAGGATCACAAATTTGCAACTCTGTTCAAATATTCGGACAAGACACAAACGTTGCGGGCGTAGATTACTCATTAAACTTTTCGCCAGAAACATCAACATATTTAGGAATACCGATTCAACAAAGTTTGTTCGCCACTTATTACTTTGATTATTTAGCGAATTTGTTTAATCCTAAAAACAGATTAACAAACGTTAAAGCTATATTGCCTATTTCAATTTTAACATCGTTAAAACTAAACGATAGGCTTATCATAAGAGATAAAAGATACATTATAAACGATTTTAAAACAAATCTAACAACAGGCGAAACAACTTTTAATTTATTAAATGATTTTATACCAATTCTTCCAGATCAAGAAGAAGGCGGAATAATTACAGAAGACGACATACAAATGCAAACTGAAGATAGTATTAATTTAATTATAGAATAAAATGGCAATCAAGTTTAGTGAAATGGAAGATAAAACGACCGCTTTAGATTATGAAGATTTAGCGTGTGTTTCCGAGTTTGACGCAATGCGTGAAATTTATACAACAAAGAAAATAAAAGGGTATCTAATAAGAGACGGAGTTTTTAACGGCAATGTTACGGGTTCGTTCTACGATACGCAAACGCAAACGACTTTAGCGAATACGCCAACGCCTATGCGAATAAGAAATAATGCTTTAGCAAATGATTGTTCAATTGTAGATTTTACCAAAATAACAACTAATCAAACGGGAGTATTTAACGTTCAGTTTTCCGCTCAACTTTATAGAACTGCGGGAGGAACAAACGCACACGTAGATATTTGGTTTGCTTTGAACGGGGTTAATATAGACAACTCAAACACAAAAATAACAATTGCGAATAATTCGCATTATTTAGTGGCTTCGTGGAATTTTGTTTTAGCTATGAGCGAAAACGATTACGTCGAAATTATGTGGATGCCGTCCGTTAGTACAATACAATTACAAATGGAAGCGGAACAAGTAGACCATCCAGCAACACCATCAGTAATAGCAACTTTTAATAGAATAGGATAATGATACAATTAATAATTCAACTTTTACAGATAAACGAGTTTTATGCTGAAAGCGAAAATATAGAAATAGCAAAAGGAAAATACAATTTAGCCATAACAATAAAACAAGGTTGGAAAAAAGCAAAGCGTGAAATAATGCAAAATAAAAAGAAAAATGTCTGAAAAAAGAACCATTGAACTTGAGGTTAAAGAACAAGGACTTGAACAAGTAACTGAAAAAACAAGAACACTTAAGCAACAACTTAAGGAAATGAAGGAGCAACTTGCGACAATGGACGAGGGTTCTCAAGGTTTTAAGGAGTTAGTAGCCGAAGCGGGAAAATTACAAGATAAAATTGGCGATTTAAATCAACAAGTTAAGAACTTTTCTTCTGATACTGGAAAAGTAGACGTTGCTTTAGGTGGTTTAAATGCAGTTTCAAGTGGATTTGATGGAGTTAGCGGAGCAATGCAAATAGCAGGTATTGAAGGAGTAGCGCTTCAAAAAGCTATTACAAAAGTTCAAGGCGCTATGCAATTAGCAAATGGAGTTCAACAAGTTCAAATTGCGTTACAAAAGGAAAGCGCATTAATGAAAGGAGTTGATGCCGTAAAAACAACGGCATTAAGCGTAGCAACGGGAGTATATACCGCGGTTGTTGGAGCTTCAACGGCTGGAATGAAGTTGTTTAGGCTTGCAATGATTGGAACTGGAATAGGCGCTTTAGTTCTTGGTGTTGGTTTATTAATTGCAAATTTTGAAGCGTTAATGCAACCCTTACAATTTATTATACAAGGGTTAAAAGATTTTGGCGATTTTCTTGGGGTAACTGATAATAAAGGAGCGGACAACGCGGAAAAAGCAAAAAAACGTTCTGAATCGACTATTAATCAAATTAAAAAAGAAGCAGAAGCAAGAAGTAAAAACTTTGAAAACAAAAATAGAATTTTTACAAAAGAAGACGATGCAATGGGGCGACAAATTGCCTTAATGAAGTCACAAGGTAAGGATACAACTAACTTAGAACGGGCAAGAATAAAAGCGTCAATTGCTTATCAAAAAGGACTTGTTAACGAAACTTATGGAATTGAACAACAATTAAAAGCAAAAAATTTATTAATTGTTGCAGAGCTTCGGGCAAGTGCTGAAAGGACTGGAGATTATGCCGCTTGGAATAAGTTCGAAAAAGAAATGGCGGAACAAAGGTCTGCCAATCTAAAATTAAATCAAGACGCAGTTAAAGCGTTAAAAGATTCTGAAAATGAATTAGCAATATTTGACCAAGAACAAATAAATAAAAAAAGACAAGCCTCGATTGACGCACAAAAAGAAGCCAAAAGTAATTCTGAAAGTCGAAAAAAAGAAGTTGTCGAAGTTATAGATATTAAAAATCAAATTGAAGACGCAAAATTAAAAGCATTATCGGACGGACAAGAAAAAGAACTTGAATTAATTAGAGTTCAATACGAGCGTAAAAAAATAGATTTAGAAAAGCAAGTTAAAGAAGGCAAGGTAAAAAAGAAACAAGCCGACGAATTAATTAAACAAGATGTAATTTTACAAGAACAAGACCAACAAAAAATCCGTGACAAATACACTCAAGAACGAATTAAAAAAGAGGACGAAGATTGGTTGAAACAACAAGAAATTGATTTAAGTAAACAAGACTATGAAAAATTAGTTTTAATGCAAAAATTTGACGCTGAAAGTTTACTGGCAACGGATATTGAAAAACTAACTACGGAACATCAAGAAGCATTAAAAGCAATTGACGCAAAATATGAAGCCGAAGCCGAAGCAATTAAAGAAGCTCAACGACAAAAACAACTTGAAGCGATAAAGAATTATAATCTAATTGTTTTAAGCGAAGAAGAATTAGCACGACAAGCGATAGACCAAAAAGCGGTTTTGGATTTAGAAAAACTTACAAGCGATTTTGATTTAAAATTATTAACTCAAGAACAATATGAAACGGCTAAAATAGCATTAACCGAAAAAACGAATATAGAAATTGCAAAGTTAGACGAAGACGCAAAAAATAAAAAACAAGAAT